ATGATAATGGTCGTCCTAAATCAATAAAAAGTGTAAATCCAGACATTGTACAAGACGACGTAAAGTCTTCATATCTAAACAGAATTAATCCGATATTGGTTTACAATGATAATATAAGCCCTGCGTTGACGTCACCTGAGAACACTGAAGTCCAAGGAACTGGTATTATATCAGGTCAAAAAACGTTGCTTCGAGCTGAATCCGCTTTAAATAGATTAGATGTTAGAAGACTAATGGTATACATTAGGCGACAAACACGTGATATAGCTCTTAGGTATATATTCGAGCCAAATCAACCTTCTGTTTTAGCTAACTTTTCAAAGAGTGTTTCGTCAATGTTAGATAGTTTGAAAGCAGCACAAGCTGTTGATATGTTCAAAGTTGTTATTGACGAGACAACAACATCGCAAGCAGATATTGAGAATAATACAGTTAGAGGAAAGGTTTTTGTCAAACCATATCGATCAGCTGAGATAATCTCGATCGATATTAATATTCAAAATCAGATAGATTAATTAAAAAACACTATATTTATAAAATAGAATTAAGGAGAACTTAAATGGCAGAAACATTAGACGTCGCAAGTATGCTACCACGCAAATTTGAGCCAAAACACAACAATAGATGGATTTTTGCCATCGAAGGAATTGATGCTTATTTGATTAAATCTGCAAAGAGACCAGATATAACAATTGGTACGCTAGAAATTAATTATATGAATTCCCAAAGATTTCTCGCTGGCCGATCAACTTTTGGTGATATGAGTATAACACTATATGATCCAATCGCTCCATCCGGTGCACAACAAGTTATGGAATGGGTTCGAACTCACTATGAATCTGTGTCTGGACGATCTGGTTATGCTGATTTCTACAAAAGAGATGCACAACTTAAACTTCTGGATCCTATTGGTACCGTAATTGAATTGTGGGACCTTAAGGGTTGTATGATCACTTCTGTCGGAATGGGAGAATTGGCATACGGAGATCCAGCAATATTGGAAATAAGTTTAGGCCTAAAATTTGATAATTGCGTACTACAGTACTAAAAATAACAAATCTGTGTAAAATACTTGAACAAAGGTTACAATATACATGTAACCTTTAGTTTTGTGAGAATTAAATGAAAAGAAAATCTTTAATCAAACTGTTAATAGAAAATATTGATAAAGATGTAGTAAATCAAGTTCAATCCATAGTTGACGAGAATCAATACTTGAAAGGAACAGTATCAGAAGAGTCTTTAATAGGATCTAAAAAGTATGTTCTTTGGGCTTCGACAGATGGTTTGTCTCATATAAAAGAACGTCATGAAGATAAGAACAAACCCGGTTCCCTTTTCGTAGAAGGTTTAGATTTTCGAAAGGTGATGGCAGAACTTTTAGAAATGGAACCAAACGAATTACAAGATAGTAAGATTAAGTGGATCGCTATTGAAATGCCTAGTGTAACTGGTTATAGTGGTTTGAGTTATGCTTCTCCTGAAATTATAACGCAAATGAAAGATTACACAATGCCAGATCGTGGTGGCGGAGAAGTTGTGAAAGTAAGTCCGGGAGAAAGAGACCCCACTAACTACATATCTTTGGTGACAAGAAACATAGGAAAGCTTTCAGATGGTAGAGAATTACTTAGCTTGATTACGTTTTATCCCGGTGCAAATCATATACCGAAAGATCCGGCAAATCCTTCGGTTGGTGTTGTAGAAGTACCATCGACAAGAAGTGCATTTACAGATGCAGGACTTTATTTCTCAATTCCACCAGAGTCCCCTATTTTAAAACAATAAAGTATTATACAATATACGTAAACCCTTATAGAATAAAACCGTAAGGGTTTTTTATTTTTTTATAATTAATAGAGTTAGGTTACGTTTAAATACATTTTGTTAGGAGTTTTAAATGAGTGGTCGAAAGGGAAACGACGTTTTTACTGGTGATAAAGCACCAGAAGGTTCAATGGCAGAAGGTTGGAAAGGTCAAACAACCAATGTTTTAGCAGATGATTTTGGTTTAACCATACCAACTGAAATAGTTCCACTTCCTAGTCAGGGAGTTATTTATAGTGAAGGTGATGCATTAAACATGAAAGAAACAATAGAAATTCGAGCCATGACAGCTAGAGAAGAAGATATATTGACCAACAGGGCATTTATCAAAAACAAAACTGTTATTGCTGAATTAATTAAAAGCTGTTTGATCGATAGAAATATTGATCCAAACAACATGATAGCTGGTGACAGAAATGCTATGATGGTAGCATTAAGAATAACCGGTTATGGACAAGAGTATAGTGTAGAAGTCGACTGCCCAGTTTGTGATGAAAGATCAAAACAAGAATTTGACTTAGGGGCTCTCCCAATAAAACACTTGGCAAAACAACCTATCGCTCCTGGCTCTAATATATTCGAATTTACTTTGCCTTTGACAAAAAAGAAAGTAAAATTTAAATATTTGACAGGTTATGAAGAACAAGAAATTGCTATTATAGAAGAAAGACTAAAAAAACGTGGAATTCGAAAAAACAATATGGTCACAAATCGGTTTCAACATCAAGTACTTTCAATTGACAATATCGACGATAAAAGTAAAGTCCAGAAATTTTGTCAAAACATGCCCGCCCGAGATTCTTTGGCGCTTAGGAAGTTTATGGATAAAAACGAACCTGGGATTGAAATGAAACAACATATGACTTGCCCCCACTGCTTTGAAGAATCGGAGGTGCGCCTTCCTATGGGCGCAAGCTTTTTTTGGCCTGACTCCTAACGATAAGGAGATATATTTAGAGCCTATATTCTTATTAGTATATTACATGGGAATGACATATCGCGATGCATATAATATGGCAATATGGAAAAGAAATTGGTATCTCCGAAGAGTAGTAGAAGAAATAGAAAAATCAAACGGCCAAGCTAAAAGTTCTCCCCGTGAAGCTAGAGCATTGGGAGGAAAAATGCGCCCAGATGGTCCACAACGTACAAAAAGGTTTACATGATATCGAGTTTAGAAGCAAAAGTAGGTGATTGTTGTTATTATTTAGTTCCTTTTGAATCAAAACCAAGATTTGGCCAGATTTTGAAAACATTACCGCAAGAATCGTGTGTTCAAGTGATGGATATTCACGATTCAAAGTATTATATGGTATGGGAACAAAATGCTGCTTGGGATAAAGCTAAATTGAAAGGGGAAAAATGGAAGGAACCGCATAATTATCATCGTGATATTAAATTGGAGAAAACCGACAATGAAAAAGAACCTGATAAAAGAAAGCGTAATGTTCATAACAGGCCGCCGAAAAAACGTAAACGTTAACGGACCAAAAGATAAAATAAAAGCATATCTAAATGCGCTAGTAGCTAGTAAAGATTTGTATGAAGTATTAAACGATAAAAAGTCTACCCTGTCTGAAATAAGGCAAGTATTGAAGACTAAAAACAAGATGGCTAAAATATATAAAAAAACGACAGGAGTATTTTGGCCACTCTAATTTTTTATAACAGAATACTTAATGTTATTGTATGGAGTATTCTAAATTATGTCATCAGAAATAACCGCGAGACAAATAGAATTAGAACAACAGTTAAATGCTATACTTGAAGAAAGATCCGGCATTCATAGTGCAATGCAACAAAATCGTTATACGCAAGCCGGCATGCAAGCAAGAAGTAATCAACTAATTGAAGAAGAGACTACAATGAGAAAACGCAGTCTCAAGTCTCAACGTGCTTCAATCGATGCAATGATTGCTGCTACTGATGGAAAAGAAAAAGAAACCAAGCAAACTGGATTTCTAGAAAAAGCCCAACTACAACTTAATAAAGCATATCATACATCTTTAAACTTATATAACAGCACTATTGGGGCTGCAAAAAAATATTACGATAATATACTTGGGTTAAGTTTTCTTTATGATGCCGCAGCAGAAGCAGCCGGCGGTTTTAATCAAGCTGGTCGCGAAATGTTTGAAGCTCAACAGGCTACAATCGATGCTTTTGGCAAGATGACTGGAGATACTCAAAAACGATTTAGAAGTTTCATGGATTCTGCAACTAGCGGAGCCAATCGGTTTTCAAAATCTGGGAGAGGTTTAAGATCAGTCTGGGGTATTTCTGTTTCTGCTGTCTTAAAGAATATGACAGAGATATATAAAGAATTCGGTAATGAAGCAGCCTTACTTCAGGAGAAAATAGAAGAAAACGCTTCT